GCTTCTCAGCCCAGGGGCCATCAGAGACCTTATCCCAATGAAATCGTAACGGGCCTGATTCCGCATAACAACCGCTACCCCTAAGCGGACAGGTAGAAGGGCAGCTATCCCGAGACGTTGTGCTGACTGCTATCGGGCCAGTCTTAGCGTTACTTGACTTTTTTGTGAGATGATACCAGTGTGCCATGATTAGTCTTTGCAGGAGTGGAGAGAGTTAGATAAATCAAACTACGCCGTATAGTGCATCCATGAATTCATCCTCATCATCAAAAGCATTCGGATAGCCACGGCCTTGATTGATTGTCTCGATCTTGTCTCTATGCTCTTCAGTCCAAGGCGCTTCATCAGGGAACATGTAGGGATGGTTCATTTTGCGATTGACTGTTGTTGCACTTGTGGAGGGTCTTGGCTAAATGGATCAACTCCAGCAGCGCCTAAGAAAGTGAGAGAACATAGAGCCACTGAGAAGAAGAAGAAGGCGCCTGTTTCAAGCCAGAGATACAGGCCAGGCTTGCGATGATGTTTGTTGTTGGTGGACATGATGTTAAGCGAGAGATGCAATCAATTGAGCTTTTGTCTTGCCCTTTGCACCGTATGAACGGAGCATTTGGCAGGTAATAGGTTGAAAGGTGAGGTCTTCTGTGATCGTGATCAGTGAGTCAATCAGTTGAATGGTGCCGTCTAGCACGTCGTAGATTGACTGAGCAATGATGACGAGAAAAAGGATGATGGTTTTTTCCATGGTGTTAGGTGCGTCCCTGTGATGATCAAGAGATTGCCATAGCAGCCCACTTGTCTGGGCCTCCGTGAAACTCTTCAGCAGTAGTGGAGAGAGGCAGCGAGCAGAAGTCGATCTGTGCTGCGTGTCCTGACACTAGACGATAATCGCTCCACTTGTGCAGTGTGCAGTAACAGAACTTAATGGGCGAACAGATCACTTGACCACTACGTATTCGTATCACCAGTCATACCAATGGGTCTCAGCGATCCGAGCCCAAATAATAGTTCATGCGTACCATTGTTGACCCTGTTTGCGGGTAGTTTGTAGAACTAACGCGGCCAAATGCCCAGGAACAGGCACCCGTATGGGGGGATCTGCGTCCTTCTACAGCGTTAATAGCCCTGCAAAATTTATGGTATAAATTTAAGACCCCTCTAGTGCTTGCTAAAGCAACCTAGAATGACCTAGAAGGGCCTTATTCTCACTCTTTGGTGTCAGTATACCAAGGAGCAGTTAAACGCATCTCAGGGAGCCTTGTAGAGGCCTCTGAGAGCTTCTCCGTATAAACCGGAGTGACACAATCAGGTAATGGTTCTTGAAGCGATTGATACTCCTTAATCGCTTCATCCACTTCAACCTTAACCCGATTATCAATCAACTTCTCCTCCAACCACACAAGGAGACCAAGAAGAAGATGATCTACCCAAGGTATCTTTGTCCTCCAAGCCTTATAAAGAGCTTTGAACTCATTTAACTTAAGTTGATCCACGGCATAAGTGAAGGTGACTACTGGGCTTCAAGCTCATCAGCGATGGTGTTCAAAACATCTGCAGGATGTTTCAGCTCAGCCCAACGGAGGCATACCTCATCGGCAGCAGCTCGCAGGGCGGCAGCAACATTCTCACGGAGATCATCCATTTGTAGTCCTGTGTTCTCAGCGTCACCGAGGAAAGCATCCAGGACTGTTTTTGCGGCGGGTGAAAGTTCAGTCATCGAGCTGCTCCAAAGCGCGAAGAAGGATGTTGTGTTGAGCTGCGTCGAGATTCGCGTCATCCAAAACCAACAGCGCCTGTTCCTTCAAGCTCGGCGGCTTGGGGCGGCGAGCGGCGCGGAGTTGCCGAGATTCACCAGACCAACCTTCTTGGCCTAGCCACTCACCGCACGCCTCCAGCTCCTGGTCTGCGCCCCATTGGGCGGCAAGCGTACAAAGTACGTTCGGATCAGGTGGGCGCTTCCACGGTTCAGGTTTGGCAATCTCTATCCAGTCTTCAATTAGCTCCGGCGGTGGGGTGATGGGATGTTGTTGTGTCATGGGTGATTAGTGGTAATGGTTACTAATGGTAAAAGGGTTATTCTTTACCCCACATCGCCTCACAAACATTAGGAACGTGTTCATAGAGAAGATCCTGTACCTGACCCGCAATAATTGCATGCTCTCTCTGTGTCCCATTGGCAGTCCTCAGATCACAATAATGCAACCAAGATCTAATCGTTCCATTCATGTACAACCTAGACGGAGCACTCAGTGGAAGAACATCTCTTGCACACTCTTTTGCAACACCTGCTGACACCATCTCACGATAAAGATCCTCAGCTTCTGCAAAGTGTTGTTGAATACGACGAAGGAATTGTTGTTTCTTTGTTGTGTCTAGGTCATCAATGCTGTTCTGACGGTTCTTGAAGTCCTGCCTTCTAAGGGATGGAATGATTGGAGTACCAATAGTGGTGACATCTGCATACCGTTGACTAAATTCTTGGAATGAGAAGCTTCTATGCCTAAGAATCTGAGCTGCTATAGCTCTAGTAGTGTTGATCTCTACACACATATTGACCATCTCAAAGGGGGACCAATGTTGATGATCAATGAGGTATTTAATTAGTTTAGCACTGGTCTCAGTGTTTGATTGATTGGATGGGTTAGAAACCCTAGCCATGTAGCTAATGAGGTTCTCTGCTTCAGGTGTGATGTGGATGAGTTGGACGGAGTGCATTAGTTGGTTTGTTAATAAGTGGTAGTTACTAGGATTTTTAATAAGAGAAATGAATCCTGTATCATTCAGATGGCCAATCAAGAGGCCATTCAGATGATCTAGATTCAGTCTCCTCTTAAAGAAAGTAGTAGTAGTTATTTAGAGATGTCCATTCACCCGCTCACTTCGTTCGCTGAGGACATCAGTTAATTGTGTCATTTGTGTCAGTTTGAGTTCAGCACTCACAGAATGTCCATCTCCAGGGACATTGATAGAGGGGAGTTGGGGATCACGTCTACGTGAGACACGACTCCCCCCTTCCCCCTTTAAGTCCGTTATCGGTCAGATCCCTTGGTACAGCTTGTGTCTTATTTTGCGACCCACGTAGGAATAGATCCCCGTTTACTGCCTCCTCTAGCAGCTTTTCGTTGCTCCAGACTCATCCCAAAGACAAGGTGATCTGTAGCGCTCTGGGGGTCATCTAGGAAAGTTTCTAGGAGATCCTGCCAGTCTTCCTGTCTACGCGCTTTAACGGCCTCGTAGGCGCTGATGGACATGGCATCAGTGAAGTACTTGACCCCCTGAGCTAGGGAGTCCAATCTGTCGTCATGTTTGACGGCTCCCTTCTCCCGACACATGCGAGACATCTGGTAGAAGAGCATGTACAGGAGTCGTTCTTCTGGTGCTGCGTCTTTATTGGAGCTGTAGTCCCACTCCACCACCCCACGATCAACGATGAGGCGGTGTTGGTTCATGACGGGTTCTAGAGCGTCAATGATCCTGTCTTCTTTACGGACATTGGCTCTGACTTCTTCTACGTCTATGGGTTGTTTGGTTTGTTGAAGGTGTTTTTTAAACAATTCTGCGACGATACCGTCACCAAAGTTGGTTTCGATAAGGAGTTTAGTAACATTGTACCGCTTACACCCACGAAGGATGTCAAGAAGTGTATTGTCGCTATAACCGTCGCGATACGCTCGTACTTCGTGAACGTAGAGAAAGCCATTCTTTTGAGAGATATAGGTTGCTGCTGTTTCGTCACTACCACGACCAGAGGGGTCTACGGAGCAGATGGTCTCCGTGTAGGGACCCCACTCACCTTGTAATTGCATGGGTGAATAGAAGTAATCACCAGGTAGTCCTACGGTAGGCAGATCCTTGAGAACATTACGCGGGTCAGAACACCACACCACAGCATCAGGGGCTTGTGTAGGGTTGACTGATGTGATGATGAGGTCTGAGAACTTAAGTGGGAACTTCTCTGCATCACTCAACGTGGTATCCAGCATGAATTGCAACATGAAGTTGCTACGACCCATGGCTGCTTCCCGCTCCAACAGGTCATCTGATTGGAAACGATCTGGATCTGTTGGTTCCCATTCTTCAGAACCCATCTCGATGTCTTCGACGATCTGTGGGGCTAGGAGGTTTTCGTACTGACTCAGCTTGTCTTTACGTGGATACCGGGCAGGCCAGACAAAGGGGCGGTAATTACGTTCTGCTAGCTTGCGGTAGATGGTGAAGGTGGTCTGTGGTGTACCCAAATACATGATTCGGGAGTCCTTCTTTGGTGTAAGGATGGATTCAGCCTCCGTACACAACTGTAGAAGCTTCTCCCGCATCATCTCAGTCATCGAGTTACCTGGAACTTCGATGTCGTCCAGAATCATCAGGTCAGCACGAGAACCTGTGAGCTGACCCGTAATACCGACTGACTTGACTGATGGTGCTTGGTGCGGAGAGCAGTTGACATCAAAGCTAATCCGCGACCACCGGGCATCATCCGACTTCGGTCTTAGATGGCTTAGCCACGGTGTCTCGATGATCAGCTTCTGAAGAAAGATGGACATGTTATCTGCACGCTCTTTTGAAGCGGAGATAATCATGATCTTTTTTTCTGGGTTATTGAAGAGTGTCCACAACACAAAGGCACCAGTAATCCAAGATTTACCGACACCACGAAAAGCTTGGATCTGTAATCGCTTTGGCCCTAGTTGAAGGTAGTCAGCAATAGCGTATTGGGCTCGTGTAGGTGATGGCAGGTCTAGTTGCTGCCAAAGAGCCTGTAGAAAGAGTTTGAAGTCATTACGAAGGGCGTTAAGGACTTCATTATTGGAAGGTTGCGGCATACAGTTCTTTAATACAATCGATATTGTTTGACCAATAACGAGGACCAACGGGATGATCAGGATGCCATTGTTTGCTAGTGAAGTCTTGACGTTCTTCTACAGGGACAAACAGTGGGTATGATTGCAGTGATTCGTACTGAATTTCCTTGCAAGCCTTGGGGATCTGTTGCTTGATATGTTCCCAAAGACGAATTCTGGAGATCACGTAGCGCTCAAGGAACACTTCCCAATTGGAAACATCGTCCTTACACCACTGGACACGCTTCATGCTTGCAATAATGTCTTCAGGTGGACGCCTGACGAACAAGAACTGAACACCGGGATACATATGCTGAAGCATGATGTAACCATCAAGAGCGTTGGGTGATTGGATGATGCAGTTGGTGTAGTCGTTTCCTGGGATAAAGTGGTGTTCTTCGACAGGAGTTAGCCCAAGCTTATCCGCAAAGATATAGGTAGCGATGGTTGTACCACTCCTCTGAGGACCTGTAACGATGATTGGAGGGTATTTAGGTGTATCCATACCAAAAGAGTAAAAGAGAGGCCTTCTAGGGGCGTATAAAGGCCTCTCACGGTGTATCGAAACGGATCAATCCCAGTAGGGGAAGTTCAGATCCTCGTCAATAACGTCATAAAGAGCTTGAGCGTAGACAACTTCTGGGTTAAAGGGGAGTTCTACGACTTCAGGTTGGAGAATAATGAGTTCTTCTTCCATCACATACCAAGACGACGACGACGGATACGTTCTGCAAGGGTTTCAGTGATCTTAGTTTGGGCTTTGGTGTCCTTTTTAGGAACACCAGAAGGCACCTCACGCTGTCCAAGACGCCCAGGCTCGTCGTTACCTTCGTATTGGGGCTTCATCTTGGGCTCCTGTTGCTTTGGCTTCAGGTCTTGGGAGGTCAAATTGCTACGACCTTGTTGACGCGACATAGAAGCAGCCGTCATACGAGCTGTTTCTTCCTTAGTTTTGGTGACGTAGCTGCCCTTGTAGTTCTTGTCCTGGTTCTTCATGCCAGCGTCAGCAGCAGGGCCGGGTTGACGACGAGGAGCATTGTTACCACCCCTATCTTGGGTAGAACCACCCCGATCTTGAGTAGGTGCAGGTGGTTTGGGAGGCTTGGATGCGGGGGGATTACCAACACCTTTCAGACGTTCCCGGTTATCAGCAATTTGCTTGTTGCGGTAATCGTTGTACTGTTGGCTACCAGTAGGGACAGTTCGACCTTTAGGGGTGCTGACACCACGGCTGCTGCGACCGTTGGGGTCTTTGTTAACGGGAGTGCTACCACCATAACCACGATCCTTGAGTTCTTGCTGAACGCGATTCCATTCATTGGGATTCGCAGCACGACTAAGAGTTTCAATGGCCTTAGCAGCGGCGCCTGTGAGCACTGTGCCTGCTACGAGTCCACCACCAGCACGGCGAAGGGTGCTCGGTGGTTTAACGCTAGATTTGGGAGCAGATTTAGTTGCAGATGCGGCAGGCTTTGCAATAGGAGAACTAGGTTGAATAGCACGAGTGGCAGTCCGCTCAGCTCGTGCTCCAGTCTTCGGAAGGTTTAGTTGAGCCTTGGCAGAGTTAGGCATCCCTGCAGCACCTGCAGAGTAACCCTTCGGAGGCACCGGACCTTTCACCGGTCCAGTACGAGTCACTGGCTTCTTAATAACCTGCTTAGGTGCAGGAGAAGATGGCTTCGTCTTAGCTGCTTGTTGGAGCTTCTGAGTCTTAGTCTTGACTTTAGGAGTACCAGAAGTCGAGGCAGGTTTGTTATACGGCTTAGCGGGGTTCCGAGCACCACCAGACTTACCACCAGCTTTGGTTACAGGTTTAGCATTCAGCCAGTTGTTCTTACGAGTTGCCATAATTAATTAATCCAAGAGAGAATAAGCTGTTCTTTGTTGGGGTTTTCACCGAAGGTGGCTCTCATCCATTGGAGCCAGTTTTGACTTCCCTTTGCCTGATTACACGATCTACAACTGGGCACAAGATTGGATGTAAGGTCAGATCCTCCATATGCTTTAGGTCGAACATGATCAAGAGTGAGTTCATTAGTGTCATAAGTTTCTCCGCAGTAAACACATTGACAATTGAAGTGCTCTTTGATGGCTTTACGCCAGAGCCGCTTTGCTTCAGGGCTTGTCATGGTTATTAGGTTTTGGAGATAGTGATCAGGCGAGGGAAGTAGGGGAGTCATTACCGTTTAGCGTTCGTCTTACGTGCTCCCTTTGCACGGTTAGTTTTACGTGGAACAATCTTCAGGTTCTCACGTGAATTATTCATTGGATTGCTATCTTTGTGGTCAACTTCATAACCACTAGGGATATCACCCATTGATCGACGTGCTCTTGCTCGTGCTGCATCTTGTTTTTTATGAGCACGACGGTATGACTTCAAGTATTCAGCACGGTCTCTATACTCTTTTTTCCAGTCGCGTGCCATTCATTCGACTCCGAACTAATTCAGGATCAACCTTGGGGAGGATGTTGACAAGTTGATCAAGAGGGGAACCTTCCATTGCAACTCCAGTAATGTCATTCTTTGCTAACCAGTCACAGGCTGCCTTTAGATCTGCAGTCGATGCCTCACCAGATTTGATACGACTGATGAGTTCTGCAGTGACTAGGTTATGGAGTTCGTTGAAAGTATCTTCAGTGGCTTTTACTTGTTTGGCCATAGCTTAGATAGCTTATTAAGTTTGCTAGGGTTTCTATTCGATCATCAACAAGCCCCAAGGCAATATTGCACTTGTTGCATAGAAGACCACGAACTATGCCTGTTGTGTGGCAGTGGTCGATGTGAAAGCGTGAACCCTTGTTGCTTTGTCGGCAGCCTGCACAAAGGCCGCCTTGTTCGGCGTACATAGCGTCATAGTCTTCGACGGTAATTCCGTAATTACGCT